ATGTAACGGAATACTGAAGGTTGACCTTTTACAGATACACGCTTAATACCAGCTTCTCCACCAAAGTCAAGAGCAAGCATTCTGCGAGATTCTGTAGTACCACCTTCTGGGTGAACTTCAGGGAACAACACTTTGTCATCAAACATTGGACAGTACATTAATTCAAATGTAATACCATTGATTGAGTAATATTTAGTAAACTGGAAACCAGCAGAAAGTGGCTTAGGAATACCATTAAGTTTTCCACCATTTTCTTTGTAGATAGTAGTATCATTGCTACGTCCAGGACCTTGACCAGAAGTAGTTGCAATCATTAATTCAGTACCACCTTTAGCAAGTACAGCTCTGTGGAAATCACGGATACCATATTCACCTGTACAAAGTGTTACAACCCTGTTACCCATTTCAATTCTACCAATAGAAAGATCCAAGAATACTTCAGTCAAGAAGTCAAGATCCAAAGTTGAGTAGTAGTGAATGTTAGAAGGAGCAATTTGTTCAAACAAACCTGCACCTGATTCCAAAGGATATTTTCCAGAAGCATCTTTGTTCAAGAAAAGATCTTTGTCAGTGAAGTTATGTAGACCATAAAAGTGCATAACTACGTTAGCAACTTCTGCTTGGTACATAGCTACCATATCAAGGTAGTTAATCCAAACACGTTCTTGCTTACCATCTACACCTGGGAAAGTGAATTCCAAAGGATAGTTTTTACCTTCGTTAATCATGTTACCTGGAACTTCATATTCAAAACGCTGCATAGTAATGCGGTTTCTCATTCTGAAAGGTGAAGTAAAGTTAGGCTTCTGACCTCTGTTAGAAAGAGTTGAAGGAGCTACGTTGAAAAACTTAGCCCAACGTGAACCAGCTTCAAGTTCTTCAGCAGGTACAGAAAGCATTGGATCTGAAGTAAGAAGTTCTACTTCATATTCAAAGTTAGTTCCTTTTGGTTTTACAGAGATTACACGAAGTAAGTATTCTGCTTTATTACCTTTAAGAATGTTATCTGGCTCAAAATATTCTTCACCATATACCATGTAGAAAGAAGCAATACCTGCACCAAGTTCACCAGCTGTAGCAGCTGAAGTACCTGTAGCATCATAAGCTTCCAACAAAGGAATATTTTTATCATGTTGACCTTGGAGCATCCACTCATAGAAGTTATTTTCTTCAACTTCTACAGTAGGGAACTGATTGAGGAAATCAAACATCGCATTCTTCAAGTTAGTTCTGAAGATTTGATGAATGGTGTTAGTTACAAGCTGAGGACGCTTCATATAGAGAGCACCCAAGTTATTTGCAGTCACAAGACCATTGTAGTCTTTGGCTGCGTATTTTTGTAGTTGAAATAATTGCATGGTTTTATTTATTTATTTTTTAGGAAATTTTCAAGATTTGTTAATACGTCAACCTCTTTATCATTAAGGTTGTTACTTAGGTTAGAACCTGATTTAAAGGCAGCCTTCTTTAATCTATCATCAATTGATCTAGAAACTTTAGTTTCTGCTAGACGCATAATTTTAGTCAAGTCAGGTTTAAGGTTTCCTTTTTCATCAGTATTAAATAGACCTAGTTCTGTCAAGTAGTGCAGTTGCATTCTAAATGCTTCTGGGTTTCTTCTTGACAAAGCAGCTACTTTATTTAAAGGTTGTTTGTTTTCATCATAAGCTACTGTATCAGTCATAGACTTGTACAATTGCTCTCTCATTTTTTCAGTAAGAGGAACTCCTTTAAAAATCTCAGGAGTTTGATTAATTGTATACTTTAGAGCTTGAAGTCTTTTTTGAGCTTCTTGCTGTCTTTGTTGAGCAATATATTGTTCTTCTTGTTTTTTATGTTCAATTTGTTTTTGAACTTCTTGATTTAATGACTGAGCTGCTTCATAACCTTCTTCAGCAAGTTCATCTAAATCTTTGGCTCTTTCAACATATTTGTTAATTTTTTCTTGAGAAAAACCTTTAGTTCTTAGAAGCTCTCTGTAAAGTTGTTCAGCTTTTTGAGTATTAGATTCTAAATCTTCTCTAGTTACTGAAGCATAATCAATAGCTTTACTACCAATTTCTAAAGATGAATCTTCATCAAGACCATCCATAAACAGTTGGAACTGCTTACGCATCTTGTTTGGCATTTCACTAACAATGTCTTCAAAGATTTTTACACCTCTTTTAAAATCTCTTCTTTCCATTAGAGATTTAAAACTATCAGGTGTACCATCAAATTTAAAATCATCATCCTCTTCAAAATCTTCATCATCAAACAAACCTTCAGATTTTAGCTGTTCAGCTAATACCTTGTATAATGGCTCATCATCAGAAGAAGTAGACTCTGATTTTTCAGTAGTAGGAGGAACAAAATTCTTTGCTGCCTTTTCTGGACTACTTTCATCTTCATCATCATCTGAATCATTGATTAAATTTGATAGTTCTGAATCAAAATCAAAATCACTAGTTTCAATTGTTTCTTTTATCAGATTTTTATCTGAAGAATTGTCAATGGTTTCTAGACCATCACCTTCAGGTTCTCCAAAATCTGGACTGTAAAATTTACTTGTTTTCATATTTGTCTTACAAAATTATTATTAATAATTGTTTATTAAGCAAATAAGCTACCATTTCTATATAGCTTATTTTTTATCGTATTTATTCTTATTTTCCTTAGCTATCTTTAAAGCTGTCTCAGCTTTCATCTCTTCAATCTCTTTTTTAGTTTCCAATTCTTTTTCTTTTAAAGAGATTTTATCCTTCTCAATTTGAACTTTTCTTTGCTCAAGTTGGTCTTTCATTCTAATCTCTTTTTCTTTCTGAATCTGTTGATAAGTTGCCTTTTGTTGTTCCAGTGCAAGCTTGCTTTGTTCAAGTACATCTGGTATAGCATTTTGATTAACATCTTGATCTTGTGCATAGGACATTGCTCTAATTGTTTCAAGTTGTATTTTGTTTTCTCTATCTAACTGTCTGTTAACATCTTCTCTATTAAGTTTCTCCATTTCAAGTTGCAATTCTTGAGCTCTAAGTTCAGCTTGTTGATTTGCCATCTTCTCTTGAGATTCTTGCTGCATTTGCTGCATTTGTTGTTGTTCTTGAGTAATCTTATCTTGAGCTTCTTCTAAGTATCTAGCAAGACCTGATATACTATCTTTCTTGTAAATCTCAATAAGATCTCTAAACTTAATTTGACCTGTCTGCATACCTGCATGTGCAAGTTGGTTAAGTGCTTGCATTAACTCTTGAGTATTTGGACCATCATCTATATGGATATCATATTCTGATTCTGAGAACTCATCATAGTAACTAACTACTTCAGCACCCATATCATCAAGAACAGCTTGTACTTTATGTGGATTTTTCTTCCATACATACTTAGCAACTTCCATTAATCTTTGCATACAATCTCTTTTAAATGAATTATGCAATGAGAAATACTTTTCAGTCATAGAGTTAGATGCTGTCCATCCCATATTAGATGTACCTACATTAGCATCACCTTTAACATCACCTTGTCTGTATTCATTAACTCCTGAAATTAAATCAAGCTGTTGTTTAACAAATGATAGTAGTTGAACATGCTGATTAATATAGTTACCCATTTCAAGGTTAATACCTGTTGCAGCTAACTGATTATATGTACCTGCTGACTTACCTTGAAGAGGCCCTTTAAGTACCTCATTAGTAGGGTCCATAAACATTACATTAGTAGCTTCTGCATACTGTAACCATTTGAGGGGATCCCACTCTGAAGGAATCATGCTGGTATTAATTGCCAACATTGGTCCTTTATATTTAGAAATAGCTAGGTTTAATCTATGAAAGAATATATCATACAAGTAATCCATAGGTTTCATAACATCCATAAATGACATTACCCTTGAGTTATTTGTATTACACAATACTCCTACATAAGGTGGTTTACTTTCTGATAGATTACCCATACTCCTTGATTGATAAGGAATAGGTCTAATCTTTACATAAATATCATTGGCAATCTTAGTACCTTCCCACCATTCATTAACCCATAACCACTTTACTGTTTCACCAGCATCTTTATCAATTTTGTAGTATTCATCTACAATCTTTTCTTCTGGACTACCATACTCATCATAATAACTTACTTTACCAATCTTTCTTCTAGATCTCCAACAAACTCTCATAACCCGAACATTACCCCTTTGGTCATAAGCACCACCAAAGTAATGTGTGGCAATCTGATTAGGTACAAACAATTCACCTGCTGTATATCCAAATCTTTCTTCAACAGTAATATCTCTGTTAAATGCCATTTGAATACCACCAGTTCTCATTGCATTGTACTCCTTGCTTTGCTCTAGATTACTAGTTTCATCTTTAGTAAGATATTCATGAAAATAATCTATTACTTGTCCTACAGACATCATTGTATATTCTACAATCCAATCTGCATCTTCAATTTTATAAGTCTCAGGTGATTGAATAGTAAATAAATATAAAGGATTTACTTTTCTAAATACAATATCATTTCCAAGCTCTTCAATACATACAACTTCCTCACCTGAAACTAAAAAGTCTTCCCAACATCTTAAGAATACATCAGATACTTTTAACTTCTTATACTCATACTTAAGTATTTTGTTAGCTGTTATCTCCTTAAGATCTTGATAGTTATACTTTAAATATTTATCAAACTTACTAAGCTCTTTTTGCATTTCTTCCTCCATTACTTGAGGATCAACTTCTTGACCTTGAAATGCAGCTTGTAATTTTTGCTGTGCTATTGATACCAATTTTTGGTACCATTGATCTCTAATTGCTTCTTCCTTAGAAGAAATTCCCATTTGGTCAGATGAAGATATAAAAGCCTTAAAAGGATATCTAGTTAATCTTTTAGCTTCTTCACCAACTAGGGTATTTATTTTTGAATTACCTAAACCTATGTGCTGAATGTTTTTAGGGAATGAAGAAAACTCAATACCATATGGTTCACATATAGCTTGAATATCTTTATCAGTCAACATGTTATTTCTCAATCTATAGTTAACCTTCTTATTATAAAAGGTTTGTCTTACTACAGATGAGTCAAACATTAGTACGTTTTCCCCTGCATCTATACATCTTTTAGCCCATTCTAGATTCTTCTGTGAATCTGATAAGGTTTGTTGTGGTACTTGTATTACTAAATTATTCATTTTTTACAAATTTAATTATTTCCCAAACATGTTGTTGAAAAACAGTCCATTATCTTTATAGCTGTTAAACTCTTCTAAAGGGTCATAACTGTCTTTTAGAAATCCTTTTTCTTTGAAGAAACCAGACTCCAGAAAACTCTTAGCTTTTTTAGCATCAGCTTTGATAATTTCCTTGTTCAAAGTTACATCTAAAATCAATACGGCAATCATGGCTGATACCCTATCAAAGTTTCCATCCTTGTTCCACTTAATTAATTCCTGAATTAAACCTGTAGACCTTACTCTATTAACATTTAACACTTCAGAATTAGCTTCCATTGGTTCTAATAACCACTCCCTAATTAACTCTCTACCCCAAGTATTTGTTCTTTCAGTAGCCTTATACCCATAAGAAGTATTTAAATTAGGTTTCCACTCAATTTTATCTCTAAGTTGTGTAGGAGTTTCAGATAACATGTACAAAGCCTTTTTATGCTCCATATATGTAACAAATCCTAACTTGTTAATCTCTGGAAATCCCATAGCATTGTAGTAAATAATTAATTTTCTACAATTTTCATAGAAATCCTTAGCTAATTGTGGTCTTCCTGTGTACTCAGCTACAATTCTTCTTGTAAATCTGTCAAATACAAAGGCACATCCTACAGAATCTGTAGTTGCATGGTCATCATCATAGGGGTCAATACCAACAATATACCTTTTAGTAAACACTTTACCATCATTATCCTTTTGAGGTTGCTCATAAATCTCTATACAACCTACAATATTGTCATCAGGTCTCCTTTTAATAGGATAATCCCTTAATGGATGTGCATTATCAAAACTTTGGAACCTTAATTCACCTTCTTCTGACATTACAAAGCTACCAATCCAGTTACTTTCTATATATTTCTGAGAATTAGCCTTAATATCAGCTAATCTTTCATTAAGTAACATAGTAGGAAACATATTTCCTGATGTTACTAAGAATGCTTCTGATGGTGTTAGTGGATACTGTGTAACTGCATCCCTATATGCTGATGGATTACCCTTTTTGGTCTCTCTGTAAGCAATAATAGACTTCATTGCAGCATTCTCATTAGAATTACCATCATCATCTACTAGCTTTTCAGTAACCTTAGTTTCTTTATCTGTATAAACCCCAAACCTTTGTCTTGTAGAAGGTAAAAACCACCCACATCTTTGATTACCCTTATCTGCTTCCCAATCATTAGGAAAGGCAAGTAAGTTAAACCTGTCAGGATCATAGTACATTTCAGAAAAAGCTGCAGTTCCTCCACCCATGTCACCACCTGTACCATAAATAATAGGTACACCAATAACATCATCACCATCTTTCCAGCAAGGTTCAGAGATATTATAAGACTCTATAATATTACTAAAGATACCAGCTTCCTCAAACAGGAATATAGAGCTTGATAAACCAGCAGATGCAAATGGATTATCTTTAAATGTAATCTTCTTAATCTCAGACTGATAACCCATCCATACATCTCTACCATCTTCCATCTTTTTAAGATGTCTTGCCTTAACAAAATCCTGTGTATTAGGATTTCTAGGCTTATACCATACAGTAGCTTGGTCTAGAAAGTTTAAGTTATTGAGAGTCATTGCCATAGTATTATCAGAATACTTATTCTCATAAGCTGATATAATACATTTAGCATCCTTATAGAAATTATACTCATGTGTAACTAATGCAGCATTCTTATAAGAGAAACCAGTTCTTCGTGGCTTAACCATTATAAAACCTTTCTTTTCCTGTCTTGCTTTCTCTATCAATGAAAAGAACTCTAAATCCACATCTGTAAACTTAGGAAAACCTTCAGTTTTTCTACCTGTCTTTTCATCCTTTAAAAGCATCCTTGTATAGTTCAAATAGAAGTAGTAAGTACCAGGTATAGTAGTATTACCAATGGTAACACCTTCTATACACTTTCTTTTCTCTTCTTTCCAAAACTCATTATACTGAAAAGTACCAGGTAATGCTTTTATATAACTACCTGTATTTTCATAGATAAGTCTTGCTTCTAAAAATGCTTTTGTATTAGTTAACATTACTCGTTAAATTCACTATTAACTTGTTTATCACCTCTAATCTTAACAGCAGTATCCTGTTTTTCAGCTTTAACTGCAGATTCTAAACTCTTGTATTGTGATACAACCTTACTCATAGAATCAATAATCTTCAAACTTGCAGTTGTACTTTCAGCATCTACCTCATTTTCATCTAGATACTTAGAGAATTCAAATATCTTGTTCTTAACACTATTAAGCAAAACCTCTAATGGACTCTGTTTTAATCTTTTGTATATTTCACAAGCTTGTTTGACCTTATCTGATGGCTCATAATCCTTTTTTCCCAGTACCTCTTCCTTGATGGCTTCTGTTCTTTTTTCTTCTGAGTAATTGTTATAAGGAGAGTTAAAATCACATAGATGATAGATAAACTTAAAATCTGTACATGCATTAATTTTTGTTTTAGATTTATCTTCTTTCCAGATCTCAGCAAATATTTCTATTGTGAGTATCTCAGGTGAGATAACTACCTCATTATCTTTTAAGTCAAATACCTTCATTACTTAAGAAACTTCAACTTGTAGATAGTAGAGTAAGTAAGGCTAGAAAGCTCATCAATCTGATTCTTAAGGTAATCCTCCTTAAACACTTCTCTTGATGCTTCTACATACTTAGCAAACTCTTCAATGTATTCCATAAAATCTAAAGGCTTAACAGACTTAACTTCAAAGTTTACAATACCATACTTACCTTGATAACTTTCTACAAAGCCATCAACTAAATCAAGTAGAGAATCATAAAATCCACCTAAGGCTGTATGTGCTGCATAGGCACCAGGACCTTTTACTCTAAGATGTTCAATGTGTGCAACATCTCTTGCTTCAAACAATCTACCAATAAACTTACTTGGTGAGTTCATTGGATTGTTCATTAATTTTTCTTTTAATGTTGTCATATTTTTTTAATTTACTTTTATTTATTACAAATTTACCAAAATTTTTGATAATAACATTCTTGTTCCATGTATTAGGATCACTATCATCTATTTGTGAAAATTCTGAAACTAGGAATTCAAATAATCCAGAGTATATACCTTTAACCTCTGTATAAGAAACACTATTTCTTTTTGCTATTTCTGTTAGCTTCCTGATAACTTCGTCCTGCAGTCTTACCATAAAATCCTTTTATAACTATCCTTGAAGGTGTATCCTTCATCTTACTTAACTCATCAAATGAATGATTAACTATAATCCACTGATCCATAGACCTTAACAAACACCTCTTCTTATAAGGCTTCTTAGTCCTCTCATTTATAACCTCAGCAAACTCTGTTATCTCATTAATCTCCATTCTTTTAGAAATAATCTTTCCAGGTACTTCAGTAGGAACCTTGTTACCATCTTCATCCTCAATGGTAATAACTTTATACAATGGTTCCAGTACCTTAATAATCATCCTGTTACTTCATTATTTAATTGCTTAATCCAAAGCTCCTTTTTACTCTCCTCAACAATCCTATTGTACTCCTTAATAGACTCATGATTAGAAGGTAATACCTTAAACACTAAACACCATTTACCATCAGGTAACTTTTCTACATGTTTTATATACTGATATCTTTTATGCTTCTTAATAAACTTCTTAGCTAATTCAGTGTAAGTATTCATTTTCTGAATAACAACATCAAATTCTTTGTGTACAAATACTACTGTATTTGTTCCACAAATAGGATCAGGTAACATAATTTGTTTTTTTCAAAAATACAAAATTAATCTTCATCATATACCACACTGATAGGTGTGATGACTACCCAGGACCCGCTTCTACCCATATTTCTATCATGTATAAACCTGATTATATTACCATTATGTTCTATATCAGCATCCATATATTCAGTTAGCTTTCCTGTTTTATACAAGTGATTAACTGTACTATACAGTCCATTAAGATCACTTGCTCTAACTTCTATTCTTTTCATATCTTCCTAATGTTTTATTTACACAACCTCTAACCTTAGTATTATCATATGTCCATATCTCACCATTATCCATAAGTAGTGTGAAATACAGGTAGGATTCTGGACCATAATCATTAACTAAGAATGCCCATCCTTCCATGTCTATCTCAGGAACATAAAAAGGAATAGGAGGATTAAGTTGTACTATCATTTTTTACCATTAATATAACTAACTATTAAATCCCTCTCTTGAGGAGTTAGATCTTTCATAACTTTATCCTGACCTATCTCTCTAACAATAGATTGAAGTTGATAGAAGTTAATTCTACCTTGAGCAAGATAAACATTCAATTGTTGCTTAACAGTATTCTGATTCATGTGTTCTTGTAAATTACTTTCTAATGTAATATTCATAACATTACTTTACAAGCAACATCTGCTTCTCTAAATAACTGATACTTTTGTTTACCTCCATCGTGAGTCTTACCTTCAAAACTAGTAGGCATTGAATGTGGGAAAAACATTACTTTATCTCCAGGTTGGTAAAGTTCAACATCTTTACCTACAGCAATAATAACATCACCATTATACTCTTCAACATCAGAAGTCTGTGTACCATTGGGTAAGTATACTCCAGTAGATGTTTTCTCTAATTCTTTGTACTCAATTAAAATACCCTTAGGGTGTGGTTCATACATAATCATATCTTATAAATTTTAAAACAAAAGTAAAATGAGAAATTGACTTTAACAAATAAAAAGTAAAAATATATCTTAAGTATCTGTTGCTGAGTAGGTATAATTTTCCCCTTAGAGTTTTAAACTTAATTTTGGATTTCCTGCAGTTGGTTTTAAGCCCCTAGTCTACTCTTCCCCTTACACGCTGGTGGTAGCCCTGCAATTATACCAAAACCCTTTTTGCAACTATCGGAGAAAGTTATTCTCTTATTTAGAGAACATTGATCCAACTTCTAACCCACATTTACTTATGGGTGATCTAACTTTAAGAGGTGTATTAAAATTAGGTTGCAGTGCAAAGATATAAAAATTTTTTTTAAAAAAAATATATGTTGTGTTTATGTTGGTGAGTACCTACTAAACAAAACCACCCCTCCTAATCTTTACGGGGATGTTGCCCCATCACTTAAAACAAAAAAATTATGGAATCCAAACTCAGCAAACTGTTAAAAGGTAACCTTGAAAGTAATGCAGAACAACTAGTTGACATTACTAAGGACAATGTTGCAAGTGTAATACTGAAAGATAAGATCTTCGCAATTCTTTGCGAGACTTATGATGTCACACCAACATTTACTGAAATCACAACAAGTAAGGGTAAAACCCTTATTGTTGTTAGTAACAGTACTGTTCAGGAATTGAAGAAAGCGTTGCTTTCCTAATTCCCTCACTGAAGAGAAAGGGCTTCGCCCTTTCCTTCTTTAGGTTATATATCGTTAAACCTGTGTACAAGACAATTACCAACATTGTGCTATTGTTGGTATATTATTAAATATATAGCACATATGCAACTCAAATGGTTTTCCCTTACAGCTTTGGGATGTAATACCACAACAGCTTTAGCAGGCAAAGGACCTAAGCATTGTCATTAAACTGCTTTATTTTTTTGTTTATTCACTAATCTTCAAATAAGATGAAACTATCTGACAAACAACTTTTGAGAATATTCATAGTATTAACTATGATGCCATTAATTACAATGGTAATGGGTTCATTCATAAACCTTGCATTAAGCTGGGTATTTATGTGCCAATTTGCTGAAATACAGCTTTCTGTTATTTGGTTCTTTCATTTTCTAGTAGGACTATTTTTCACAATTGCATTATTAAGCGAATAATCTCTTAAAAACCATTGCTCCTAGGTTCTCACACATTGTGAGTTTAGTAAGAGCACAACACAAAAACAATGTACACACTATTGTCAACACTAAATCCTATTCTTAAAGAGTGGGGAGTTACATCATTAGAACAGTCTAACAATTTGTTATTTCAACAAAGATTAGAACTAATTCAAATCATTGATGAAGAGATTTCATGGTGGAATAACCATGATGTGTATTCTTGGAATGAAGGACAATTACATTATAACTTTGTACCTTCAATATCCAATGAAGTGTATGCTAAATTTAAGTTGTCACTTCAACATCATCAGTTAAGTGACCTTAAAACAATTGTCTCTTATTTAAGAGATAATTTGTAAAACAAAGGTTGGTAAACCATAAGCTTCCAAATGATTTTTTAAATTCACAATAAAAAACTCTTGTATGAGTATAACTACCAAAATCATGAGCAATAATATATTACTTGCATCAGTTTTACACTTGCCTGAATTAATAGAAGGTAAAGTTTGTATTTTTGAAAATGGAGGATACACCTTATTATATCCTTCAAAATTTACAACAATAGAAGATGGATTTGATCCTATGAATTACTCTATTCTTATTCATCCTAAATACAATAGATGTATCGTTTATTCTAATAAATCAGAAAGAATTAATTATTTAGTAAACAAGAAGTATAAAGAACTTTTAGTTAACAAAAAATTAATTGATACATTTAGAATAGGTGATAAAATTCATATACATTCTAGAAGAGGAATATATGAAATAGTATCTTTTGATGAGAATGTGATAGAAATAACTTGCAATAAATGGCAATACAATGATAAAAAATCTATTGTCATTTCAAAAAAAGACTTTAAATGTCTTGCAGGTGGATTACATAATTACGCACAATAATCTCACAGGTTGTAGAGCATCCACTATTAAGTGGCTCTGCTCTCACCTGTTTAAAATATAGGTAGTTTGTTTGAGAGTTGTTCTTCCTTGGGTTCATACCCTAAATCCAGTGAATTCTCAATGATGTTGAATTACATCTAGGCTGATATACCTGAAAGTATATTCATTAAACATATTGTAACCAATAGCACACATTGAAAACAGATTCAGTTTACTGAAAATGTATTTTAATGATCATGTGAAAGGTCGCTCCTTTAGTCACAATATGTTTAATGTTAATTAAGGTGAGAATCCTTGAAAGTTTTGTATGTTTTGTGTGGCTTATATCTCTGCTTGTCAGAGTATTAGTGCTTATATAAATATACTGGTAGTCCTCATACCATTAAGATAAACTGTGAATTCATAAGCAGTGAAAGTGATAACATTACCAAAAGTGTTATTGCACAGGGTTAAACCTGGCTATTAGAAGGACAATGTAATAAGTATAATTGGTGTACCATCGGGCAGATGGGATAGATTATGCTGTTGGGGTTAGTCACCTCAACTTGAGCAGTAATGCTGACAGTCTTACATTGCTTTAACTCCAGAAGGTTGCCAGCCTTATAGAGTTATTGAAGAAAGGTTATTGTTTTCCTATTTGTTGTACCAACAACAGATCTACAGGTGGTGCTGGGATTAGAAATAGTAGGAAGATAGACTAAGTACAGTTATTAGCCTTGGCAGGCAAAAGCAAGAAGGTGTTCATACCTAAACCACTCAAAAGGTGGCATGGTATAGGAGTCTAATCACATCTTCTAAAAGACTATTTGGATAAAAAAATATACACGACATGATGTATATGTAAAATCTAAATTAAAAAAAGCACAAGTATTAGACACATAGTGTGAAAATTCAGTTATCCATCTGTAAAATGATGGCTCCAAGAGTACCGCAAGGAAATTGGATGACATGAAACAAGTAAGCAATTAGTAACAGTAGGGATACTGTGCACTCTTCCAAGAGGCTAAGGTTGAAAGGAGTAATGTATATAGCACCTTGTAGTAGTTGCAGAACTTATAATCTGTCTGAATGTTGTCTACTTCTAGAAATAGGAGTGTGTTTATATCTCGAAAGAGATTAAAATGGCAATAAAAAAAGGTCAAGACTCAGCCTTTTATTTTTTTCTTTTGTAACCCTTTAAACTCACATAAAATGGCTCACAAGTCAAAATTATCATCAAATCAGGAAGTTAATCCAATTTACAAATTGGCAGTTCAAAACATGTATCCAAACATGAATGTAGATTCTTTGTTAGAAATATGTTACAATACTCCAAATGTAGATGTTGCACTCAAAATGTTGTTAGGTATTTATGAATTACCTGAATTGGAAGAAAAAGTTATAGATAAGAATGGTAGAGTTTTTACTATGACAAGTATCAACAAGTTTGAATACAAGGTATATTGTTGTTATACCAAGAATAGAACTGAAACTTTTTACTTTAGTAAAGGTATTGATGTATCAACTCTTAATCATGAAAACTATGAACAATTTAAAAAACCATGGTCTCCAGTTGAAGATTTGATTAATCATACTATTACTTTTCCAGATGAAGTAATTGCATATGATTATTTCCAATTTAAAGATTGGATGACATTTGAAAAGTATTATTCTCCTATGGCTTAATCATGACAAAGCAAGAAGCTCTACTAAAAACAATGCAGAGATTCACTAATTTAATGGATGGTAGTGTTATTCCTAAAGCAGGAGTAATAACTATCATCCATTATTATGAGTCTTTATTAATTGACAAGACACAAGTAGTTAAATCTACATCAAACATTGAAAGAAACTTTCAAGAAGAAGAATTTCAAGAAATGCTTAATGAAGCAGATTATTGGGATGGAGAACACTCAAGAGAGTGGGAAGGTTATTAATTCTTTAAATCATTTAAAATGAAAAAAGTATTTCTTGTTGCAATTTGGGCTATTTGTTTAGCCAATGCATTCTTTTTTATTGATATCCTAATAAATTTCTGTTTAGGATATACAGAATCAGCAATCAGTGGTGCTACTACTGAAAAAACACAGGCATATTTAAGTGTTGTAATGCTTGCTGTAATTGGAATAACACTTTACTTTTACACAAAACTTTTAAATCCTAAAAAATTTAATTCAAGAAACGAATTATGGTAACACTTCCAAAGAATTGCAAAGTAATATACTTTAATGACAGAGTATATGTTAAAATGACCTATGCTACAACACTTCCTGTTGGTGAGCATGATGGTATCAAAATATTTTCTAACTGGAAAGGTAGAAGATATATAACATTTGATTATAGTGTTAAATATCAAAACAACATGCCTGAAATTGTTATGAATATGTATTTTGAAACTAAGAAAAAAGCAATGTTGTTTAACAGGATGAAGAAAGTTGATAGATATAAACAAGAGATTAATATCTTATCTAACAGCCGTTATGCTGGTATTTGGGATATTGAACATCTTAAAAATGAAAATCAACTTCCTAATCCACCTAAACAACTGAATTTATTTTAACTAACTAACAGAGAGGCATATGGTGTAGTGGATTAAGTTTCCAAGCACACTCTGTTTAATTCTAATCAACATGAAAGAACTAGTATCAATCTTCATTTTAATGTGTATAGTAGCTGTAACCACTAGCTGTACATCAAGTAAGAAATATGGTTGCAAGGGATTATCAGCTCATCCTAATTTTAAACAGAGCTGGACAAAACACTAATACACATGTATTTAGGAGAACTACACGATGTTGATGGTAATATTATGGTATACCTTCCATCAGCACCAACAAAACAAAAATGGTATCCATTAAGTAAGTTTAACAATGTAATAGTTGTTGACAAATTAGAATCTAGAATTGTGGAAGTAGAATTAATTCCCAATGAAGGAGAACTGGATGAGCAACCAGAATATACTGCTCGTATTGTTTCACAATTAAATCTTAATTAAAAATGACTACAAATAGAAACTCTTGGTCAGAGAAAGAAGAGCAAATATTATTTCAAATTGTTGAAGAAAATAAACAATTTGTATTAAGTTATGCTTTTGAACAAGCAGCATTAAAACTTAACAGAAGTTTATCTGCTGTTACTCAACATTACTACTATCATCGTAGTAAAATTGAAAAACAGTCTGTTACTAAGCAATTTAAAAAGCTTATAAAAACAGGTAAATATAAGTTAAGTAAAAAAGGTAACCTTTTTATAGTTGAAATATGAAAACAGCTATAAAGAGAATAGATCCAGAACATTATGTTCTTATGTTTTACATTTTAATTATGATTAGCATATGGATATATCATTATGGGAATTAATGAGAATTAAAGTTACCTCTCTAGTTAAACCTAACCAAAAACTAGAGAGTAACTTTTTATCTCAAAAACCAAAACTAAAAAAAGTTGTAGGCTATAATGATGTGCTAGACTACAACTCACAAGCAAAGCACATCTTCAACCAAATAAAAAAAGAAAAATGAATAATAACTTCGTAATGCCTATTAGATGGAATGAAGAAGATATGACACAAATGGACATCTTGCATAAAAACTTGCAGATGAACTTTATGTGGAGTGACTTCTTTATTAATAAAGGCGATATAATAATGTTTAACAAATGTCAAAATGACATTAATAACATTAGACTAGCCATAAAAGAAATAAAACAACAGCAAGCCAATAAATACCAAAACAAAAATCAAAAACAATTTAAAAACAATTAGAAATCATGAGTAACATCGTAATTAAAACAGCTCAATCAGAAGTAAAACAAGACAAGAATGGTCGTAACTACAAAACAGTAACCTTTGGTGAAGTACGTTTTATAGATACTCCATTTGGTAAAATGGTAGTTCCTGCTAGTCAAGCACGTACTACTAAAATCAACTGCTATGAAAACAACTATTTGAATAAAATGGATGTTGGCTATGCAGATCCAATCTTCAACCAAAGCAATCCTGCCAATGGTGGGTGGTTTGCAGGCTCTATTGAGACCCGCGAAGTAAGTGGATATGATATCCCTACTGCTGATGGTGGTGTAAGAACAGTAAACACCTATACTACTGTAGTATTTGGTGATACTGACAGTCCAGCATTTGAAAGCACTGTGAAGTCAGCTTTCAGCTCTAAAGGTCATAATGTTGTAGAAAATGGTGTTACTGATTCATCAGTAGCTTCTCATTTAGCTGCACTTCAAGCATCTATTGGAGCATAAATAGTAATTTGCTGTTGTTTTTTAAAACTAGCCTCATTATCTTTGGGGCTAGTTTTTATTTGTTTCCATAGTTAAAAGGATATAACACTAGCCTTCTAAGCTTGCATTCTAGGTTCGATTCCTAGTGGAAACACAATAATGTGGTATATAATCAACAAAAACATATGGTTTTGCTACTTATATAACACATTATAAGTTACTATATGGGGATATAGTGTTTGTGTGTTTGTATAAGTGGTAGTGTAATGCTACCACTTATTTTTTATTAACAAGAAAACTAATTAACATGAAAAGAATAATAACTATTTTAACATTAATGATAAGCTTAAATGCTTATTCACAGAGTAAATCAAAAACTCACATTGTAAATCAAGAATGTAATCTACTTATTATAAGTAGTGATAGTCTTGTTTGTACTAAACTTGATAAACATAAAGATTTATTAGAATCAGTAGATTGTTATGCATATTACAGTGATGTAAAAGGTATTGCAACTATGTATTGGTTTGATATTGAAAGAAAAGAAGCAATATTAAATGATATATTCTATGGATCAGCAATTTATTAAGTTTGATGATGGTAAACCAAAGTTTACTATGATACCACAATTAGCATTAAATGAAGTAGCTAAAGTATTTACTCATGGTGCTGATAAGTATGGTGATTTTAACTATTCTAAACAAGGTGATGTATTAAGGTACATAGATGCTTTATTAAGACATACTAATCAGTATTTATCTGGTGAAGATATGGATGAATCTAAAGTACATCACCTTGCTTGTGTAGCTGCTAATGCATTAATGGCATTAGATGGTATAATAAACAATACTATTACTGATAACAGAAATAAGAGTTATGAAAGAAACACTTGAAGAAGCTGCTAAAAAATTTTGGGATAAGTTAAGTTTTGACGATGCTTTTAAAGCTGGTGCTAAATGGCAAGCTAAAAGAATGTATAGTGAAGAAGATATAAAAGAAGCATATTGGAATAGAACTGATGAAATAGATGTAGATGGTTATTGGATTAGTGACCCAGAAAAAGACCTTGAAGAATTATTAAAAGAAATGAAAAAAATACATTTTAAATAAAAAGACAATGGAAAACAATAGAAGTGTTATAGATTATCTACAAACTGTAGTATTCTCATATTTAACTCATGAACAAAAGATGTTATTAGGTCCTTATTTCTATGATGCTATTAGTAAACATAAACATGAGATAATGAAAGCTGTATATGATGGTATGAAAAGTAATTTTGATCCTAACATGGGTAGAGCTGAACAATATTATAATGAAAATTATGGAAAATAAATAAACAACAATGGATATATTATTAACTATCGGTTTATATATAATTGCATTATTTTGCTTTTATATAGGAGTACAAGTTAGAGCAATTAAAAGACGATTGTAAAATGGAAAATAAAACAGCAGTTCAGTGGTTAATTGATGAAATAAATGAAAAGCATTTCTTTTTATTTAGTAAACTTGGAGAACAAGCTCTTAAAATGGAAAAAGAGCAGATAATTAATGCTTATGAAATTGGTTATGATGGAGGTATTCAAATAATTAGTGAATATGATACTGCACAAGACTATTACAACGAAACTTATGGAAAATAAAAAGAGAGTATGGGTATGGGATTTAGAAACTTTAGATGTATTTACTGCTACTTTCTTAGATAGAGATTCAGATAAAACAAGAGTATTTGTCATTGGTAATAATATTGATAATAAAGAAGAAATGTTTGAGTTTCTAGATAATGAAGTAGCAGGACTTATAGGTTTTAATTCTATAAACTTTGATGCACAAGTATTAGAGTATATGTATAGGAATCCTGATTGTACACCAGGTGATATTAGAAGGTATGCTCAAATAATAACATCAGATAATGATAGAATGAATGATGTACCAGAATATAGATTAAGACATAAACATCTTTATTTATATAGAATTCACCATTTTGATA